TACAAATGTCAGTTGGAACAAGTGTGTCATTATTTACAATTGCAGGTAAAAACTCATTCTCAGGAATACATCCTTCACCTGCATATCTCTTACCTTGATTTAAGTACTGTGCAACATTATCTCCAATCCACCAATCATACATATTGGCGTAGTCTTTAGATGCAACAATTGTCTTATCAAGTTCGCTAGTTCTTTGTTCACAACCTGTTGAACCATATCCTGCTCTTTCTTGTTTAAATACTAAACGTATTCTACTCCCTGCAGGTATATCATAATCAATCCAAGTCTCAGTTACTGCTGTAGTATCCTCATAGTTCATTGGATAATTAAGCACAGGACCCGGTGCACCTTTTGTGTATCTTACTTCTTCTATCTTACCCGGAGCAATAATAGCTAATGGATCCGTAACAATTGAAAAACTATTTGGATTTATTTTCATATATACCCCGGCAGGGATAGGTATCTTTACTAACGGATCAAGTGGACTAAATATCTCTAAGAAGTCAGCAGCCTGAGATGATTTCTCAAGTACAGTTGCATACGTACACGTAGACGTTGGTCCATCTGAGTCAGCCTTGACAATAAACCTATCTCCTGTCTCAACCTTTCTTGCATTCTCTCCTTCTAATAAAAAGTATGCATTGTTCGTTAATGGATCCTCAAAGAATATACTACTATATATGGTCTCGTATTTCTCTTGGTCAGGTTTGATAACAAACTTATATCTAGTTGCCCAAACAGGAGGCTTTTGTGATGTTGGGATTGTAACCTGTATTGAGTTCTGTGTATCTGAACTTCCACAAGGAATATGAACAGTATTACGAGGACTTACTAAGGCAGTACTAGATCTATTATATTCATCCATATACACAATACCAATCTCGTAGTCCCTATTGCTATGTAGGCTCTGTGGGTTTGCAATCTCTTGGAATGTTCCATCTGCCGTAAGCACTTTGTAGTACTCATAAAATGTTTGAGTTGGAGTAACTACGTTATCTACGTACCTCATTGCAGGAAACTGTAATCCTATAACGCTACTTGAAGGACTTGTTATAATTCCAACAGGTTCAAGAATCGCATTAATTCCACTAGCAACCTTTATATATGCATCTAAGTTATTTGGAAGGTCACAGTTAACTGAGTCAGTAAATGTATTTCCATTACACGAATTAGTTACAGTTTGTATATTTAATATTGTTCCTATAGCATTTTGAAACTCAACACTAGTAGCTAACTGATATACAGATGTATAGTCCTTTGATAAAAAGAATGAAAAGTTTACACTAACTGCAGATGTTTCTTCTGTAGGAAATGGTGTATCTCCTGTAAAACTATCGTGAGTAATTGTTATATTAAAACTTAAGGATGATCCATCAATTAAATTTGCATCTGCAAGATCAAATGTGACAACCGATCCTATAATAGTTTGAGCTCCATTTATATTATAATTTCCACTAGAAGTGCCATCAACTATATTTGTTGTTCCAATAATTTCACTAATGGCATCAACAGTATATGTAAACATAACAGGACTTCCAAGATCATCAACCAAGTCATATCCCTCTACATAGTTTCCATACATTAATCTATTGCCCATTATTGTCTGAGCCTTAGCAAATCTTGGAACATTATCGTATAGTCTTAATAGCTCAGCCTCTGATAGTATTGTAAATATCTTACTGTTTTGAAAAACAAATGTATAGTTAGTATTGTCAACTAGACCTAAATTGCTTTTGTCTAGCTTCTCAATAACCTTTATTATATTACTCTCAGACTGCTTGAATAGTAGATCAATACCAACGACTAGCGGTCCTCCTGTATTGTATGTGACATTAACTGCATTACACAAATTTGTCATCCCTTCGTTTAAATAACTATCAAGACTAAACTGAAAATCTTTTGGAACAAATGCAGGAGCAGACCATTGTGATGTAGCACTATACTCTCCATCAATATACCGATACCTATAGGCGAAACAAATAAAACGGGTATCAAGATAGTTCTCTTGACCGTTAGTTACAAATGGCTCAATAGATGGTGACTCTACAGGTGGTTTCTTTATGACAAGCAATGACTCAGCACTTACTTGGTCTATACCACCAATAGGGTTTGGATAGTTCCTATTTATATTTATAAAGCGTGGAGCATTATAGTCATCCGTGAAAAACAAAAGATCATTTAAAATATTAACTCCTGTTATAAGATAACTAGGATTAAAATTTAAAATTGTATTTACCCCATCACCATCATCTAAACTAATAACGTGATATGTTAGTATATTAGAAAATATATTATAAGAAACAATCAGGTCAAGTTTTCCTGTATTACTAGTAACAAACTCAGGGTCGTGAACAAACCAATATATCGTCTCATTGGCACTATCCTGGATAGCACCAATACATCGGGCATTGGTACTTAATAGTTCTCCATTATACGCTAATGTAGTAAGATTAAGATTGCCTTTTGTATTCTCAATGACACCGACCTCAGAGTTCTCTGTAGAACCCATCCGTATGTTCATAGCATCTACATACTCACCATCAGGGATAATGCGTTGGTCTAAGACCTTGTTCATTTTCCCTGCTATAAAGTTTCTTGTAATATTCGCCATCTTATTTAATTTGCTTGTCCATTCCTCTCATATTCATTAAGAGTCTTCCCGGATGTATATTACTGATTCGTATCTTTGCGTTCCTAAGTAGTGAGCTTCTTTCTTTACGAGCACGGTTAACAACATACTCCTGTACGCCTAGCTTAGCATTCAGTATCTCAAACTTTATTGCAGCATAGATATACTGCTCAAATAATTTATTGACTGTGATCAGCGAGTTGTCTCCCTGCTCCATACCATCCGATATATACTCAAGGACACAGGATTGGTTTGCCATACTAGAGTCAAAGTTAATGACTCCCTTCTTTCTGTCGATATTGAACGTAGGATTGAAATTTGCAGTCTCTGTATTTAGACCATATGCAGTACCAATGTTATAATCAAAGTACCACATCCCATCGTAGTTCCATCCAAGCTGCCCATTAAACTGACTCCCTTGGTTTAGATATATGCTTTTCTTTGATTTAGTAAGCCTATCGTAGTCTATAGGAGAGTATTCAGGTTGTAGTGCATTACCATTCTCATCGAATAAGATCCTGCCTGTATTGTCCTGTAAATAGGCTTTAGATGAAAGCGTCTGTATATTTTCAGATAGTGGTCTTAACCAACCATCTTTATATAGTGAAATACGAACCCAATTAACAAAGTCAGATGGTAGCACAAACCTCAACATATCAGGAACCGTAAGCTCCAATACCTTCATCTCTTTGAAGGCATCGTAGTTTAGTTCTTGGATAGCACGTTTAGCGTGGAATAAGACCTTATAACGCTCTTCATTATTAACTAATGAATGGTTGCCTGAGTACATCAATAAGAAGTTAGTGACTACGTCTTCTAAACTTACATACTGATACGATCCCCAATTGGTATCCTCAGGCTGATCTCCTCCATTCTCATAGTATTGGAACTGTGATATATACGCCATATCTTAAATTTTTATTGTTGCATACTAAATGTAGGTTGCTCGTGCTGTTGCTCTGTCATACCAAACTGTACAACCTCAGCCTCACGAATAGACATACCACAGTACTCAAGTATTTTAGTAACTAGTTTATACTCATCCTCAGGCGGTAACTCAAAGTCTTGATAGTCAGGTTGTGATTGGTCAAATGCAGGATCTCCATTAAATAATGTAATGTATGTCCACTTTGGAACTTTAGGATACCTAAAGTATGTAGCCTCGACTTGACCCTTATTGCTTATCGTCTTTGGATAGAATGTCAACTCAGATCCTTGTAGCGCATACACAGGAAACTCATTTGATGGTTTAGTTAGACTAGATGTGAGTAACAACGTAAGTTTTGAGTTTATTACTTTCTCAACCTGAACAACAGTCGATGAGGAGAAAACACCATAAGAACTTGGTGATACTGAAAATATATTTGAGTCTAATGATAGTACCGTATTACTTACTACTGATACCACAGTAGATGTATTTCCTGTAGTTATGTTTGTTACTACATCACCTGCGTATATACCATCTGCTAAAAAAGATGCAGTACTGTCTACCAATTGTAAGCTCACCACAGACGTATTCGTTCCTGTTGCAAGAGTTATAGGTCTGCACTTGACATCCAACAACATATAGGTGTCATACCCTGTTGTAGTTGGAGTAGGCATTGAGAACTTATTTGCCGAGATCTTTGTAAGATAATCTGTTCGTAAGAAATACTCTAATGCCTCTGCAACTACAA